GTCGACGCCGTCACCGTCAAGTTCACCTGCGGCTACCCGCCGAGCAACGCCAACGACGGATCGCAATTCGGCGCCAAGGTGCCGCCGACGATCACCCAGGCGATCCTGCTGATGGTCGCTCACTTCTACGAAAACCGTCTCGCGGTCATCGCCGAGCCCGGCCGCGTCATGGCGATCGAGCTTCCGCTCGGTGTCGACATGCTGCTCGCGTCGATGCGCGTGTACTACTGAAACCCGCGAAAGAGGAATCATCATGTCCCTCCGCTCCGTCATCCCGATGGCCATCCGCGGCCGCTACAAGGATTCTATCGTGCTCTCCGGCGCCGCGCCCGGCGCCGCCCCTGGGTTCGACCTGCCGTTCTATCCCGATCAGGTGATGGAAACCGGCGTGTCGGCCAACGAGGCCGATCTGCTCTACGCCGCCTCGCTGTCGATCGCGCCGTCGGGCAACCTGCAACTGGTGCTCACCGCCGGGACGCTCAAGGATCCGTTCGGCGACGCGCTGACCTTTGCCTACGTCAAGGCGATCCTGGCGCGCGTCTACGCCAGCTCGCCCGGCGGCCTGGTGGTGGGCAACTCGACCCTGCATCCGCTGGTCGGGCCGTTCGGCGCCGCCGCCCACACCATCGCGGTGTCGCCCGGCGGCGTATTGCTGATATCGGCACCGCAGGCGGGCTGGGCGGTCGGCGTCGGTGCCAGCGATCAGCTCGGCCTCGCCAATACCGGCGCGGTCGGGCCGGTCAACTTCGACCTGATGATCATAGGAACCTCACGCTGATGCCGTCACCCGGCGATCTGCGCGAGCGCGTCGCGTTCCAGAAGCGTGCAGACGTCGACGACGGCGCCGGCAACAGGACCGGGCCGTGGGAGACGGTGTATTCCCGGCGCGCGCAGATCAAGCCGCAGCGCGGCCGCAACGAGGTGTTCGCCGCCAAGCTCGCCGGCGTGCAGCCGTACATCATCACGGTGCGCTGCGACACCGACACGCGCAAGCTGACCAAGGCCTGGCGCATCAAGGGAGCGTCCGGCATTCACCGCGACAAGCTGTTCGAGATTTTAGGCGGTGTCGAGAACATGGACATGCGCCAACGCTACCTCGACATCGTGTGCCAGGCGGGAGTGGCGACGTGAGCAACGCTTCGGTCGATGCCTACCGGGCAAAGCTGCGGGAAACCGCGGCAGCCGCGCGGGCGAGCGGCCGCACCGAGATTTCGCGCCAGAGCGAGCTTCTGGTTGTGGCGATCCAGGAGCGCGCGCCCGACCATTCCGGCGCGCTCAAGCGCTCGATCCGCCTCAAGCTGTCCGATGATGGCATGACGGCGACGGTGACCGCGGGCGAGGGGATCGCCGGCATGACGGTGCCGGTCGGTCACCCGCGCACGGTCACGCTCGATGCCGGCGGCTTGAGCCAGCGCGAGCATACCGGCGTATTTGCGCGGGTGGTCAGCACCGAATACGACTACGCCCTGGCGGCGGAATTCGGCACTCGCAAGGAGCCGGCGCATCCGTTCTTCTTTCCGACCTATCGCGCGCGCAAGCGCGGCATCCGCTCGGCCATTGCCGGCGCGTTGACGGCGCCGATCCGGGCGCTGTGGGGGGGCTGACGTGGATCCTGCGTTTGCGCTGCAGGGAGCGCTGGTGGCTCGGCTCAAGGCCGATGCGGCGGTGCAGGCGATCGTCACCGACCGCGTCTATGATTTCGTGCCGGAGGATAGGCCGGACAACGTCGAGGAAGGCTGGCCGTTCCCCTATGCGACGGTCGGCACCATCCAGATCATCCCGGAGCATGCCAGCGGCCGCTACGAGGGCGCCGAGGCACACTTCACTGTCGACACATGGTCGCGCGCCGCCGGGTTTCCGGAGGTCAAGCGGTTGGGTGACACGGTGGTGGCGGCGCTGCATTACGCAGATCTCGATCTCGACGGGCACCGCCTGGTCGATCTGGAATGGCAGGCGACGCACTACCTGCGCGACAAGGACGGCCTCACCAGTCATGGCGTGCACATGTTCAAGGTGCTGACTGATCTTGGATGATTGCGCGCGATCAACGCAAACGTCTCCCGTGAAAACGAGGAATCATCATGGCCCAAGACGCTCCCCAGCCGGCGACCACCGTTTCCGGCAAGAAACTGCTGATCATGCGCGGCGACGGCGCCAATCCGGAGCAGTTCGGCGAGCCGGTCGGGCTGACCACCAAGGGGCTGAAGTTCTCCGCCGCGACCACCAAGACCAGCGTGCCCGACGCGGCCAACCCGAACGACAACCCGATGTGGGTGCAGAACGAGGTGAAAGAGCTGTCCGCCCAGGTGACCGGCGACGGCATCTGCGCCGTGGAGTCGTTTGCCCTGTGGCAGGCCGACATGTTTGCCGGCGTCGCGCGCAACTACCGCGTCAAGCTCGACAACGATCAGCTCGGCTATTTCTATGCGCCGTACATTCTCACGACGTGGGAGCTGACCGGCACCTTCGGCGACAAGGTCAAGCTGAAGGTGACGCTCGACAACGACGGGCCGGTGCAATACGCGGCGAATCTGTAAACCGCGCGGGGGTCCACGCGCAGAAAGCGATATCGTACGATGCAAAACGGCACGATCGAAATGACGTGGGCGGACGGCGACCGCGTGTTCAACGTCGCCAGGATCGCCCTGCTGCTCGAGCTCGAGGAGAAGTGCGGCGCCGGGCTGGCGACGGTCTACGGGCGCCTGGTCGGCAAGGCATGGACGGTCAACGATGTGCGCGAGACCATCCGCCTCGGCCTGATCGGCGGTGGCCTCGCGCCGGCGGCGGCGCTGGCGCTGGTCAAGCGCTACGTCGACGACGGGCCGCAGCGCATCGGACTGATCGAGAACGCCATGACCGCGCTGGCGATCGTGCAGGCAGCGATGCTGGGGGTGCGCGACGATCCGGTGGGAAAAAAGCCGACGGGGCGGCATCGCCGGGAGACCGACGTCTCCGCCGCTCCGTCCTCTATGGCGCCGGCGCCTCCATCGGAATTGCCCCTCGGGTAGTCGACGACCTGACCCTGTGGGAGCTGGCGGCCTGCATCGACGGCTACAACGTCGCGCACGGGCCGCCGGCCGAGGATGAGATCACCGCAGATGATTTCGACCGTATGGTCGCGACCATGGCGCCGGCCTTGATGCACTGAGGAAGTCATCAATGGTTGACAGCACGCCGCTCACCGTCGCCATGCGAGCATCGCTCGACGCGCTGGAGAAGGATTTCAACCAGGCCGCCGACATGGCCGGGAAGGCGGTCGAGAAGATCGAGAAGACGTTTGCCGACGCCAATCCGACGATCTCCACGTCCTCACTGAGCAGCTCGCTCGCCCAGCTCGCCGGCGGCGGCGCCTTCGCGCTGGGCATTGCCGGTCTCGTGGCAATCGTCGGCGAGGCCAACTCGCAGATGGCGACGCTCGCCGACAACGCCCGCAAGGTCGGCCTGTCGACCGACGATTTCCAGGCGATCGCCTACGCGCTGCAGCGCGGCGGCCTCAGCGCCAAGGATGCGAACGACGCGATCGGCGCCATCGCCGGCAAGCTCAACGAGGCGAAGACCGAGGGGAACGATCTCACCAAGATCATCGAGGCCAATAACCAGAAATGGAAGGATCAGTACGGCAACGTCATCGGCGTCAACGCCGCGCTCGGCATCGCCCAGACGCTGATCCAGAACGCGGCCGACGAGTTCGCCAAGGTCAAGATCGGCGAGAAGCTCGGCCTGTCGGAAGAGGCGACGCGGGCGCTCGACCAGATGCCCGGGCAGTTCACCAAGGTCAGCGCCTCGGCGCGCGAGGCCGGCGTCGTCATCAACGCCGAGATGATCGAGAAGGCGAAGGAATTCCAGCTGCAATGGAATGACACCGCGACGCAATGGACCACCTGGTTCAAGACCGCGATCATCGAGATCAGCGGCGGCATCGGCGGCCTGATCGACAAGGCGAAGGAATTCGACGCCTGGATGTCGAAGCAGTCGATCCAGGTGACCGGCACCAAGCTCGCCGGGGTCGAGATCGTGCCGTCCGACCAGAAGGATTCGTTCGATCAGTTCGCCGCATGGCTGCTCAAGCTCGCCGACAATGGGCCGCCGGCGGCCGCGGCCACCAATGAGGTGGCGGCGGCGGTGGCGCACGTCACCTCGATCCTCAGCGTCTACGGCGGCGCGACGTTCGACGCGACCACGGCGATCTACGGCAACGCCACCGCGGCCAACGCGCAGGCCGAGGCCTTCATCCGGGTGCAGCAGGCGGTGCTCGCCGCCGGCGCCGGCTTCGGCAAGACCACGAAAATTCCCGGCGACGAGGAGGACGACAAGAAGGACGCTTTCGACACCGCCGCCGACCGCCTCGAGCGCCGCGCCAAGCTGTGGGAGGCGGAGACCGCCTCGATCGGGCTCAACACCCAGGCGAAGGAGAAGGCCAGGGCGGCGGCGGATCTGCTGGCGGCGGCCGAGCGCACCGAGCGCGACATCGACGCCGACCTGAAGAAGGAGATCGACGAGGTCGCGACCCGCGTCGGCGCGGCGGCGCAATCGGCGGCGCTCGCCAAGCAGCATTTCGAGGCGATGAACCAGGCGATCACCTACGGGGGCGACGAGGCGATCCGCATCCTCGACGGCATGCGCACGCATTCGCTCACGGCGCAGCAGGCGATCACCCAGCTCACCAACTCGGTGATCACCATGGCGGAGAAGGCGCTGCTGCTGGGGCAGGGGCCGCTCGCCGGCCTGTTCGGCACCCTGGCGGCGCCCGGCACCGGCGGCCCGGGCGGCATGGCCGGGCTGATCTTCGGCGGCTTCCGCGCCGGCGGCGGCGGGGTCGACAGCGGCAAGAGCTATCTGGTGGGCGAGCAGGGGCCGGAGCTGCTGCGCATGGGCGGCAACGGCACCGTGCTGCCCAACCGGGTGATCAGCAACATCGGCGGATCGAGCCAGGCGAACAGCTTTCATGTCCATCTCGAGGCGCCGCAGGGTTCGTTCGATCCGGCCGCGGCCGCGGCGCACGCGGCCGTGATGCGGCGCGCCTTCGAGGACATGGTCAACACGCAGATGATCCGCGGCCTGCAGACCGGCGGCGCGCTTAATCAGATTTGAGGACGACGCGATGCCGTTTGACACGTTCGTCCCGGCCGTGATGCCCGTGGTCGACGGCGCGCCGCGCAAGCTCACGCTGAAGATACGTTCTGCCGAATTTGCCGACGGCTACAATCAAGAGGCGCCGGACGGCATCAACTACGCCAGGAAGACCGCCTCCCTGTCGTGGCCGTGGCTGAAGGTCAGCGACGCCCAGGCGATCGAGGCCTTCATCATCGCCCACGCCGCCGTGCCGTTTCTGTTCCAGGTGCCGGGCGAGGCGGTCGCGCTGCAGTGGAAGTGCACGGACTCCTCGCGCAATCTCGCCGGCAACTATCGCGAGACCATGACGATGCAGCTCAAGCAGGACTTCAGCTTCGCGCCGCCGGCGGTGCCCAAGGCCGACTTCTCCGATCCCGCCGACAGTCAAGTCCTGGCCGCCGTCCAATGAGGATGCCTATGCGCCGAGCTCTAACGACCGCGGCCGCGCTGCTGACGCTTGCGGCGCCGGCGCGCGCCGATTGGATATTTCACGACGGCAACGGCACGCCGCAGACGATGCGCGCGGGCGTCGCGGGCGGCGGCGTGCTGCCGTTCATGACGCCGGTCGATCCCAACGCCAACAGCATCGTATACGGCCAGGGCGCCGCGCCCTCGACGCCGAGCGGGTTTCTGTCGATGTGCCAGGCGGCCGCGTCGGGTCCGTCGGAGACCGCCGGGCTGCTGTATTTTCTGTCGTGCGATCTTGCTGGCAACGCGCGCGTGCTGGCGACCTTGGTCAACAACGGCGAGGTGATCGTCAACCCGGCGGCGAGCTTCACCCGGCCGGCCAACACCACGGCCTACGCGTCCGGGCAGCTGGTCGGCAATTCCGTCACCGCCGGGTCGGTGGTGCCGCTCTCCTTCACGGCGGCGCGTCTCAATGGCGGCGGTTTCCTGATCCGGCGCGCCATCATCGCCAAGTCGGGCACGTCGCTGACCAACGCGCAGTTTCGCCTGCATCTCTATACGCTCACCCCGACGCTCGCCAACGGCGATGGCGCCGCCTGGTCGACCAATCGCTCCGGGCACGTGTGCGACATCGACGTGACCCTGATCAACGCGTTCACCGACGGCGCCGACGGCGCCGGCGTCCCCAACGTCGGGGCCGACTGCAACATCCAGGCGGGCGGCGGCACCACGCTGTACGGTCTGCTCGAGGCGCGCGCCGCCTACACGCCGCTGTCGGGCGAGGTATTCACCGTGCAGCTGGACGATCGGCAGAATTGAGATGCCGGTCTCGCCCAAGCTCACCGCGGCCGCGCAGCGCTCCGTTCTCGCGCCCGACGTCGAGCTGTTCGACCTCGACGTGACCAAGCTCGGCGGCGGCGTGCTGCACTGGACACCGTCCCCGTTCGTGGCCGACCCGGCGGCGCCGGTGCCGGCGCCGATCGTCTGGCGCCAGACGATCTATCAGCCGCTGCCATGCAAATGCTCCGGCTTCGACGTGCCGTCCGGCGGCACCCTGGCGGCGCCGCAGCTCACCATCGCCAACGTCGATCTGCAGTTCGGCGAGCAACTGATCGCGTACAACGACCTCAAGGGCGCGCTGCTGACGCGGCATCGCACGGTCTCCGGCTTTCTTGACGGACAGCCGGGCGCCGATCCCAACGCGGAATGGGGGCCCGATCTCTACCGCGTCGAGCGCAAGGTCGGCCAGCATTCGATCTTCGTGACGATCGAGTTGGCGCCGCCCTCCGACATGCAGGGGCAGAAAGTCCCGGCGCGGCCGATGCTGCAGGATGCCTGCGTGGCGCGCTACCGCACCTGGAACCCGGTCGCGCAGGCCTTCGTCTACGATCAGACCGACATGGCCTGCCCGTTCAACGGTTCGACAAACGGCAACAAGATGTTCGATCAGAGCGGCAATCCGGTGCTTGACCCGCGACAGGACGTGCCGTCGCGGCGGCTCGCCACCTGCTGCAAGCTGCGCTTTCCGCACCAGCCGCTGCCGACGTTCGCGTTCCCCGGCCTGCAGGTGCTGTGATGTTCGACGCTTCGATCATCGCCGCGGCCGCGGCGCATGCGCGCGCGGCGTATCCGCACGAGGCCGGCGGCCTGGTGATCGGGGGCGCCTACGTGGCGTTTCCCAATATCTCGCCGGCGCCGGGCGAGGCGTTCCGCCTGCCGGACGACGCATGGCCGCTCGATAAGCCGGTCGAGGCGGTGATCCATTCCCACGTCGCCGCGCCCGATCCGCGCCATCGCTGCGATCCGCGCGCGCCGTCGGCGGCCGACATCGAAGGGCAGCAGGCGACCGGGGTGCCCTGGGGCATCCTGTGGACCGACAAGGAGCGCACCACCGAGCCGATCTGGTTCGGCGATCATCTGCTTGACGATCCGCTGTTCGACGGGGCGTCCAACCACGTCCAGCGCGACTTCCTGCACGGCGTGCGCGATTGCTTCTCGATCCTGCGCTGCTGGTTTCATCAGGTGAGGGGCGTCACGCTCCCGGACCTGCCGCGCGATTTCGAGTTCTGGAAAACCGGCGGCGATCTGGTCGGCGACAATCTCGCGGCCATGGGCTTTCAGCGCATCGCGCGCGACGAGCTCGCGCCCGGCGACGTGGCGCTGATGCGCACCGTCACCGACATCGATTTCCCGCATCACTGCGGCGTCCTGCTCGAGCACGGCCAGCTGCTGCATCACCCGCGCAACCGGCTGTCCTGCAGCGAGCCGCTCGGGAGATGGGGCGCGTTCGTCATGTACGGCGCGCGGCGCATGGCATCGGGCGGCGTTATTGCGCCTGGGAATTTCGGCTTGGTGGGAGAATAAATTGCTTCGTACGATACATTTGCACGGGGCGCTGCGGCGCGCCTGCGGCGGCCCGTACACGCTCGACGTGGAAACCGCGGGCGAGGCGGTGCGCGCGCTGGCGCTGCAGCTGCCGGGATTCGCGCCGGCGCTCAAGCCGCGCGCCTGGCGGGTGATCCGCGGCGATCGCCGCGCCGGCGCGCGGCTGGGGCCGATCGCGCTTTCCATGAAGCTCGGCAATGAGAAGAGCCTGCACATCGTGCCGGCTGTCGCCGGCGCGGATACGCGCGGGGTCGGCACCGCCGAGGTGATCGTCGGCGTCACGCTGCTCGCGCTCGCCATCGCGGCGCCGGAGCTGGCCGGCGGCTCGCTGCTTGCCGGCGGCCTGACCGGCGTCACCATCGCCGGCATCCCGGCCGGCGCGGTCGCGCTGACCGGCCTGGCGCTGGCGCTCGCCGGCGCGCAGGCGCTGTCGGCCAAGACGCCGGACGCCACCACCAACGATCGTTCGTTTCTGTTGCATGGGAACACGAACACCGCGCAGGACGGCGACTGCGTGCCGATCTGCGTCGGCCGCTTTCGCTATCCGCCCAAACTGATTTCCGCCGGGCTGACATCCTCGCGCGTGCCGATCGGCTACGTGCCGCCGACCGGGACGGGCGTCAACGGCGCCGGCGGCGGCCCGGGCGGCACCGGCTTTGTCGGCACCCTGGGCAGCGGGGGCTTCGGCAGCGGAGGCTTCGGCGGCGTGGGCGGCTGACGCCGCGGGGAACATCGATGGACTTCATCGCCCCGGGCGTCAGACAACGGCCATTGCGACCCGTCCCCGCCTCCGCGGGGACCTCGCACGGTCCGCGACGGGTCGCCAAAGAAGACCGGCCGATCGTCGCCGGCCGCCAGTTGCCCGGCGGTGGCAGCGGCAGCAGCGGCTCCGCCAGCAGCGATCCCAACACGCTGCAGTCGGACACCACGGCGAACTTTCTGTTTTTGTGCGGCGAGGGGCCGTACCAGGCGGTGCTCGCCAACGGCTTCCAGTCGCTTTTTCTCAACGGCGTGCCGGCGCAGAACCCGGACGGCACCTTCAACTTCAACGGCCTCTACGTCGCCACCACGCCGGGGCTGCCGAGCCAGGAGCCGCTGCCGGGCTTCGGCGACGTGGAGAACACCTTCAACGTCGGCACCGAGATGCTGGCGCAGATCCCGCTCACGGCGGAGATCGGCGACCTCAACGCCGACCGCGTGCGGGTGACGATCGAGTTTCCGTCGCTCTACATCGTCGACAACAATTCCGGCGCGGCCACCACCTGCTCGGTCACTTTCCAGGTCTCCGTGGCGACCGCCGGCGGCCCGTTCGTGACCATGCTGGTGACGACGGTCAACGACAAGTGCACCTCGCCGGCCGATCTGTCGTACGATATTCCGCTGCCCGGCGCCGGGCCGTGGACGCTGAAGCTGCTGCGCATCTCGCCCAATGCTGGGCCGAACGGCAACTTCACCGTCAACAACCAGACCTTCTTCGCCCCTACACGGTGATCGAGGACTTCGCGCTGCAGTATCCGAACTCGGCGCTGCTCGGCATCACGGTCGACGCGGCGCAGTTCGGCACCTCGATCCCGCTGGTGGAGGTCGAAAGCCTCGGCATCCAGTCGCCGGTGCCGTCGAACTGGAACCCGCTCACCCGCGCGTACGCCGGCGTGTGGGACGGCACCTTCAAGAACGCATGGCACGACAGCCCGGCATGGTTCGTCTACGCGCTCGCCACGTCGGCGCGTTACGGCATCGGCGCGTTCCTGCCCGTGGGACTTACTGATAAGTGGCGGCTTTACGCCATCGCGCAGTATTGCGATGCGCTGGTGCCGGACGGCGCCGGTGGGCAGGAGCCGCGCTACCGGCTGAGCGGCTACTTCGACAAGGCGGACGATCCGATCCGCGTGCTGGCGCAGATTTGCTCGATCTTTCGCGGCATGCCGTTCTGGGGCCCGATGTCGACGGGCGGCTGCGGCCTGTCGTTCTTCGCCGACATCCCGGCGCCGCCCGCCCGCATCATCACGCCGCAGAACACGGTCGACGGCAAGATCACCTATGCGGGCGCCGGTCTGAAGGCGCTCACCACCGCGTTCCTGGTGAGCTGGTACAACCCGGCGAACAGCTTCAAGCGCGAGGTGCTGCCGGTCGAGGCCGATCCCAGCGTGATCGCGCGTTACGGCTGGCGGCAGAAGGCCGTCGTGGCGATCGGCGCGCCGTCGCGCGGCCAGGTCTGGCGCGCCGGCCAGTGGCTGCTCGAAGAGTCCATGAACGGGGAGGTCGCCACCTGGGTCTCCTCGTGGGACCAGGCCGATCTGGTACCGGGCGAGATGACGGCGGCGCAGGACCGCGCCTACAACGGGGTGGAATTCTCCGGGCGCCTGGCGGCGATCGCGTTCGACGGCAACGGCGCGGCGATCGGCATCACCGTCGACCGGCCGCTGACCTTCGCCGCTGCCAAGGTCTACGGCATGCTGGTGATGCTGCCGGACGGCACCTGCGCCGATGCCGCGGTGACCAACGCGCCGGGCACCACGCAAGCCATCACGTTCGCGGCGGCGCTAGCCCAGGTGCCGGTGCTCGGCGCCATCTGGGCACTTACGTCGGGCGACGTGAACCCGCGGCCGTTCCGCATCCTCAATCGCAAGGAGAACGACCGGCATCTGTTCGCCTACACGGCCAAGTTCGTCGACGTGACGGCGCCGGCGCGCATCGAACAGAACATCATGCTCGAGGCGCCGCGCTACACGGCGCTGCCGACCGGGCCGCTGGCGGCGCCGTCGAATGTCACGGTGCACGAGGGGATCGTGCTGGCGGGCGGCGGCGTGGTGCGCTCCGACGCCACGGTGTCGTGGACGCAATCGCCCGATCCGCGCGCGGTCGAGTACGAGGTGCAGATTCAGCCGCAGACGACAAACCCGCCGCCCGACTTCACCGACGTGCCGGGAGCGTTCGTCTCCGCCGTCTCGCTCGACGTGTTCGATCAGCCGGCCGGGCCGTATCTGTTTCGCGTGCGCGCGCTCGACAGCCTGGGCATCACCTCGGCGTGGGCGACGTCGGGCGCGATCGCGCTCAAGGGATTGTCGCAGCCGCCGGCCGACGTGGCCAACCTGCGCGTCACCTACATCGCCGATATCCTGCGGCTGGCGTGGGACGAGATCGTCGACCTGCGGCCGTTCAAGTACGAAATCCGCCAGGGCGCGGCGCCGAACACGGCGATCATCATCGCCAGCGTCGCGCATCCCTCGCAATGCCCGGCACTGGGCCCGGGCGATTACTGGGTCGCCGCCTACGTCGGGCCGGATTCCGGGCCGCGCATCTATTCGCCCGATTGGGCGCACATCACGGTCGGCGCAACGCTGCTCGTCTCTAACGTCATCGCCACCTGGGACGAGGCGGCGCTCGGCTGGCCCGGAACATTCACCAACGGCGCCGGCAAGGACCTGCCGTTCGCGCGCGGCGGCGGCACCGCCGATCTCGCCGCCAACCCGGATATATCGGTAACGCCCGATCTCGAGAGTGCCGGCGGCATCGCGGCGACGAGCTTCTATTACGCGCCGCTGTCGCACGTCATCGACGTCGGCCGCGTCGTTGCCTGCAACGTCGGCGTCACCTTCAAGGCGACCGGCGTCCCGGTCGGGCAGGACATCACCACGATCGACTGGGCGGCGGCCGCCGACCTGCTCGGCTCGATCGCCGCCACCCTGATCGACGTGGTGCCGATCATCCGCACCGCCAACGGGCCGCCCGGCGACGTGTTCACCGATCCCGACCGCTTCGCCGACGAGGATGCTTTCGCCTTCGGGCTCGGCTGGACGCCGTGGACGCCGTGGACGCCGGGCGCGCCGAGCGCGCGTTACTTCCAGATGGGCTTGAAGTTCGTCACCGCGAGCCCGACCGTCATCCCCTACGCGCTGCTGTTCTCCTGGTTCGTCGACCCGCCCGACCGCACCGACGATTATCAGCTGGTGCCGGCGATCGGCGGCACAGCGATCGTGTTCACGCCGACCGGCGCGTCAAGCCCGGTGCCGTTCAACGGCGGCCCCGGCGGCCCGTCCGGCCAGCCGCTGCCGCAGTCCACCTGGTCGATCACCGGCGGCCCGGCCGGCGCCACCGTGCGGATCACCGGCCTCACGCTCGCCGGCTGCACCGTGTTCACCGTCGATGCGTCGGGCGCGCCGCTGGTGCTCCCCGCCGGGGCCAGCGCCCATCTGACGTTCCGCGGTTACTGAGGAAGATTCAATGCTCCTACGCCGCCTCATCCCGCCGCTCGGCGCGCTCCTGCTCGCGCTCGGCCTTCTCGCCTCACCGGCGCTGCGGCCGGCGCTGGCGACGCAGGATTCCTGCGTCGAGCCCGTCGTCGGGCCGAAGACCGAGGCGCAGCTGCAGGCGCTCCTCAACACCTGCCTGCAGGCGGTATTGAGTAATTACAGTGGCTCAGTGCCGCCGAGTGTGCCGCTGCAATATCAGTGGTGGATGGATACATCGACCACGCCGAAGACGCTGCGGCTTTACGACGGTGCCTCATGGGTCGCGGTCGGGACGCTCGATATAGCGGCGCACATCTTTCAATCATCGGCGCCGGTCACATCGGTCTCGAACTCCGACGGCACGCTTACGATCTTCCCGACGACCGGCGCGGTCATCGCCTCGCTCGCGCTTGGACATTCAAATGTCTGGACCGCAGTACAACAATTCGCAAACATTGGCATCAATACAGCACCTGGAAGCCAATCTCTCAGGATACAAGGTAGCGCAGGCAACTTCAGTGAGGTAATCATCGGCAGTTCAACAATCGGGCAATCTCTTGGTCAAAATATCCAGGCTGGAACAAACTCATCGGACTTCGCGTTCCAGATTGCTAATCAATCGGCAAGTGCGTTTTTACTCAATATCTTCGGCGATGGCGGGATGCTGCTTGGCAACTCGAATGTATCGCCGGGTGCTAAGAATTTTGCCATCAATCAGAATACCGTTCCGCTTGTCAGCGGCGGCTTGGCGCCGCGCCAATTCAGCATTCAGGGGGCGGACAATACTCAGCCTGGAATGACGATCGACGCTTTTATGGCCGGCGTCGCCGCCAACCAAGCCCCATTCATAATGGTACGCACGAACGGGGGAACCGCTGCGGCTCCGGCCGCAATGCCGACCGGCTTCGAGATCGGCGTATATACGGCCAGTGCCCATGATGGGACGGCTTATTCCACGGGTGAGACAGGATCTCTCGTTTTCAGCTCGTGCGAGCCGCCGACGTGGTCCGTAGGCAAGCACTGCACTAATGCTAAGATCGACGTCACGTTGATAGGATCGACGACGTTGATTCAAGGTCTTTTGCTCGACCCGTCCGTCAACGGGAAATTGCTCGCCACTCTCGGCCAGGCCGGGGCGGTAACGACGACGCTTCAGTTGTCAGGAAAGACCAGCGGGCAGGCAGCAATCGCCGCACAGGACATTGCCGGCGCCTTCGTGCTCACGCTCGACGGCGCGAGTGTGAATAGCATTTTGAAATTCGGCGGTAATCTGACGATTGCCAATAGCTTCACCACATCGGGAAATTTTGGCCTGACCTTGACCGCGACCGCTGCGACTAACGCGACCTTGCCAGCCGGCACCCACGCGCTGGCGCAGACCGACTCTCCGACGCTGTCGGGCACGATTGGCGGCAACCTAAACTGGTCCGGCACGCAACAGTTCAATGGTAATGTCGGGGTTGGCGTTGCGCCGAGTACGGCAGCGCTTACGCTCCAGGGAGCCGCGGGGTTGGCATACTTAAAGATGGTAGGTTCCTCTACGGTTGGGCAATCGGACGGCGCGTTCATCCAATCGGGCACAAATGCCAGCGATTATGCGCTGCAGGTCGTCAACCAAGCGTCATCAAATTTTTTGTTCGTAATCTTGGGCGACGGCAGCAACATCATCGGGGCGCCCACGGGCGGCGGCAAGGGGCTCGGCACGCTCAATGTCGCGAGCCTATACTACGCCAACGGCACGGCCGGCGTGAGCTGCAGCGGCAGCCCGACCGCCAGCTTCGCCGCCACCAACGGCATCACAACCCACTGTTAAAGAGAGCATGCTTATCCGGTTTGAACATGCGGCCTCTAGGGGTTGATTAGCCATGACGGCTTGCCAACGTGTGATGTTGCCAATCGCCGGAATAGAGCCCGTCATAGGTCGGGCCTTCGCCGT